CTTCCGCTGTTGCTCTTGCACCAGATCCACCGCCACCAGTAATTAAAATGTAAGGAGGTTCTTGGTAGAACTCACCAGGATCGTTAATACTGATACTAGTAACTTTACCAGTAGGACTTACTTCTGCAGCACCTTCAGCATCTTGACCACCGCCACCAGTGAATTGTAGGTTAGGTGCAACTGTATAACCTTGTCCTGGATTTAAAAGTGTTAGACCAGTAACTGTTTGAACAACTGGATTAACAAGTGCTCCACTTCCTTCACCACCTAAAATTCTAGCAGTGGTAGGACCAAAATAATTATCACCCTGTTGAGTGACATTAACGTATGCAATGGTTCCATCAGGATTTAGTGCAACATCTCCCTCTGCTCTAGTTGGGAAAATATCTGGTTTTGGAGGAACTGTATCACCTTCAAATAAAGGAACACCATAATATTTTGGACCAATAGCATAAGGATATGCTGGATTACCACTGCTATCTTCGGTCATGAAGTAAGCATATGTTCCGTTGGGATACTCAGGAGTAACGGCAAATTTGCCATTAAATTCATCTAAAGTACCAACAGATGAATCATATACATAATCCTCAACAAAATCGCCAAGAACATATCCATCTTGAGTAAGTCTGAATCCTAATCCAGAAGTAGAATATGCAAATGCATATAGATTGTTTGGAGCATCTACAGGTACAAAGAATCTCATCTCCCGTTGAGATGCAGTAGTAAATTGACTGAGATACTGAGTATACGTTACTTGAGATCCATCAATATAATACGTTGCAAAATGAGGTTGCGAATAAAGATAAGTTGTATCTCCAATAACAGGAGGAGCACCTACATGCCACCCGTCTTCAGTTGTAGAAATAAACAAATGATTTGCATCATTTGAAGAATCATCTTGGTTAAAGACGTAGGTTTTACCTCTTTTTAGATTCAAAAATGGAACTACAGAACCATCTACTAAAAACTGACCATTTGCAACAGTGATTGCATAAGTAACCGTTGATGGGGTGACAATTTCTTCGCGATTACCAGCAACCTCATTACCAGTTCTTAGTCTGTATGAAGAAACTTCTCTTGCTACAGCACCACTAGAATTATATCCCCATGGACCATAAATGGGATATCCATCAAAGGACATACCAATAATTTTTGAGTGTCCATCTACATGTCTACTGCGATCAATGGTTGATGTATCACCAGGTTGATAAAAATCTTCGATGTAGTATGTGTTCATATTTACATCGTCGTCATCGTCCGTCGATGTATCAAGAATCATATATCCTTCATCACCAGTGTAACCAGACATATAATTATGAATGGCACAATGATAATAGATTCTATTGGTCTCATCTTCATTCATTAAGAATAAAGCCTGATACTCATTTTCATAATCCGCAGCGGGTGCTGAAGACGATCCACTACTGGTGTATAAAATCGTACCAGGTGAAGATTGATTTAAAGGACCATCTGGAGTTGTACTGAAACGCATCGGATGGTTTTGATTACTACTATCCGATTGATTCCAAATAATTAAGTAATTCTTTTTGACCAGAATATTTTTTGGTGCCATGTAATAAGTCCCTGGCACAAAAGGACCAAATTCAGACGCTTCTGATCCAAAGTCAATGTAAAAAATACCTGTGGGGAATGTAATAGGAGCACTTTGAATTGTGAAACTAAATCCATTAGAACCAAGAATTTTATCTCCAGATGCAAAAGTAGATTGAACTTCTCTTATATAAATTCTTGTAGGAAGACCATTATTATCGGTAATAACCTTAGCAATTTCTCCTCGGGCATTTCCACCAATTTGTGTAATAATTCTACCAACTTCAATGGTTCCCAGTGTTTGATCGAGAGATGCGGGATCAATGAATAATAATAAATTATCAAGTTCAGTTTTTACATTCCATGTAAATTGTTCTAATTTACCCCATTGAAAAACACCATTTTCTAAGGCAAATTCATCAATTGTTTTGGATGATGAATAATATCTAATATTACCTTCGGTAATAGCATCATATACATCTGCATTTTTTACATAATCGTACTTTACAGTATCAATAGAGAAAGTACCTGGTGCTCCACCATCAGATGCCCAGTCTGGAGTATGTAAAAGACCGCCATTGGAAAGAATGCCAGTTACTTTATCTTCTTGTGCAAGTCTTGTACCAAAATTAGGTACATCTTTACCACCTCTGTATACAAAGGTCTGATCAAAAGATCTATCTACTAATGGACCACCACCAGGTGCTGCTTCTGCTTGAGTCCATGTAGGTTTTGGATGATTATCAGACTCAATTCTCAGTCTATCATCTGTAAAAGTTCCCCTAGTTAATGAGTTGGGGTGACGTTGCCAGATCCTATTAATATCAAAAGATCTTACAACATTTGGAGTTTCTTGTTGAGGAACAATTTCAACACGAAGTGGATCGTATCCTCTTCCTCTTCTGAGAACACGAACGTGAACAATTTTACCAGAACCTTCTGCAATGATTGGATATAATATCGCCTCCTGATCAGGAGTGCCGCATCCATCAATAGTAAGTCTAGGTGGATCAGCAGGATCATATCCGCTACCACCATTTACTACTCTTACCGCTCGAACACCAAATATATCATCAAAAATCGGTTCAATTACGGCACCAGATCCAGGAACTAGTCTTGCCATTTATCCTCAACTAATAACGTTAATAGTTCCCTGCATTGCAGCATGGATTGTACATTGATAATACAATGTGCTAGGAGCGTCCATTGGAACAGTCCAATAGAGAACGTTACTACCACTACCACTTTGACCAGCAGTGTATGGATTACCTGCTAAACCTTGAGTGCTTTGAATTCTGAATGGATGAGCACCACCTTGTACGCTGTTATCAAAAGCGTAAGTAAATCCTCTATTCACATATAAGGTAGGATCATTAGCGGTTGAAGGGAATCCTGGTCCTTGGAAAGTGAAATCGGAAGATCCGTTTGCATTAATTTCCCACCAAGTAATAGGACTACGAGTAACAATCCAATCGCTACCATTCCAGAATAATGAATCTCCTTGAGTAGGAGTACCAAACTGAGCACCACTTGACATGTCAGTGTCAGTCATTGCTGCAAATGTAGTTGGAATAGTTCCATTAAATGCAACAGTAACTGTATCACCAACAACACTAGTAACGATGTCAGCACCACCAGCAATCGTCAGAGTATCAGTCTGAGTATTTGCTGTTGTACTACCAGTATCTGCGGTTACAGTAGCAAACAAGTTAATGCTTGCAATACCAGCAGCATCATCTCCAGGTAACCATTTGCTGCTAGAAGCATTCCACTTCAGAACCTGGTTATTTGTAGGAGCATTGGTTGTTGTATCTACATCCAACAAAGCATCAACACTAGAATATTGAGTCAATATCTTTGCTCTAGTGTCTCCAACACCGCCAGCAGTGATATTAATATTTACATAAGGACTATCGTCACCATCAACAGTGAAGAAATAACCTTTGTAATTAGCAATGGCAGGAGCAGAACTTAATGTTGCATATTGGTTTTTGTATTGAATTTTCGTAGGAAAATCAATAACACCAGTAGCACCATCAAAGACACTGGTAACACTTCCATGAGAAATGTTTACATCTCCAGTTCCATTGGGATTTAAAATAATATTGCCATTCGACGCCGAGATAATCTCGTTTCCGTTGACATTTAGAGCGGCGGTAAGAGTGTCAAGATTACCAGGTTCAAACCTGTTATTTGACGTATATTTCAATACTTGATTGAGAGTTGGACCAGAAACGCTCAGTTGAACGTCGGTTCCATTTCCAATCGCACCATATACTTCATTAAAGTTATCATTAATCTTATCACCGCCCGCACGGAGGGTATCCCCCGTGTTATCATTAGCGGAAGCGCCAATACCAATAATTTGCTTAGACATTACTCGCAGTGATTTTTAGTTATTTATAGGATCTCTGGATCAATTAGTTCTTCACCATATTGGGAAAGATCAGGTGCAGTCCAGTCATCTGGGACAGATGTCTCAACAACAATCTCTGGATTTTGATATCCAGTACCTTGATTTGAAACTTCGATAGATGCAACACCTACCAGGGCACGAATGTTAGCACCAGATCCTTGGATAGCACTAGCATTAACTGCTGGTCTAGAAGTATAACCAGATCCACCAAATGTAACCTTGACGGATTCGATCGATCCTGTTGTGACGTTAGCAGTTGCTTCAGATCCGCGTCCAAACACAGATCCAAGATAATCAAATGTAATCAGAGAGTTAGAAGATTCAATGATAGCAACTTCCCTATCTTCAACCTCACCCTGAATATCTAACAGATCTCCAGGTTCAATTGGAGGAACAACTTCAGCAGCATCAACGTCTGCCTCAGAACCAACGTAAGAGAACGCAACGAATGTGGAACCTACGCGAGGAATTTCGGAGAAGATGATTCTAGAACCAACGATTTCAAAGGACTCTTTTGGTTTCTGAATAACACCATTGAGCGAAACAATAATATTATTCTCAGGAAGGATGTTTGTAGATTGTACACCATCCGTCAGGGTTAATGAGTAGAATACGTCATTACGCTTCAAGTTGAAGGATTGACGTAAGGAATCAAACTCAAACGAAATATCATCCAATTGTCTCAGTTTACCAATATAGAATCCAACGAAGGACGCTCCAGCATCAGGTGCTTCAGTGAATTGAATTTGATCAGAGAACGCTGTGTATGCGTTAGTTGCACCAGGAGGTTGGAGAACACCATTAACAAAAATGAGCATGTGACCTGCGGGATCAGGCAGATATTGTGTGCCATTATTGATGGAGAGTTTGAAGGTAGTTGTAGTACCATCAAATCCTTTAAATGATCTCTTAACTCTACCTTTCAAATCAACCAAGTTGATAATTGCTGCCTTGAATCCATTAGGACCAATTACTGCGTCATTTGCAGTAAAGGCACCAACAATATTACTGAGATAGTATCGTGTAAGTGTGCCAACTGTTTCAAAGTTTTGAATCAATGCCGATGCAGCACCTGCGGTAGTTACGTTAGTGTTGATAGTTGCATAACCAACTGGGAATGGAAGACTACCAGAAGGACCATAATCACCAACCTGTTCACCATTACTAAACGTTCCTTGTACAGGCGTGAAGTAAATATAATTATTTGCAAGATCTACACCCGTAATAATTCCATAAACATTGGTAACTTGTCCACCACCAACAACTTTATAAAGTCTGTTACCAGGCGTAAAGTTGTTATATGTGACATTCTGTGCAGTGATGACGGAGATACCGAGACGAATCTGACCAGAAGATGCAATTCTGTCACCAACATTAACATCAAGACCTTCATATTTAGAAACATCGATGTATTGTCTGGACGTGTCTGGATAAACAACAGCAGTCTTCTCAAACTCACCTGTAAGAGTATCAGTATCAACAGAAAGTGTACCGCCAGTATTATCATTAACCGCAGCAGTGTTCTTGTAGAACACGTCAGGAGTTGCATTGCTTCCACTAGTATAACCCTTGAATGGGATATCAGTAGTAAATCCACCCTTAAGATCAATGACGTGCATACGATCTTCGATGAGACTGATTTGTGCTGTTGTAGTATTCGTAGCACCAACTAATACGTCAGTAATTGCCCAAGTACCACCAGTTACAGCAACATCAAGATACTTATAAGTAGCATCTTCATGGAATCCATAAACTTGACCCGTAACAGAACTATCGCCCTGCTTGGTAACAACTTCATTCATTACGAAAGGACCATCAGTGATTGCACCATCGATACGGAATCTCTTATAGATTCTCGCAATAGTTGCAGAATTTTCTACCTTATTCTTAATTTCTGCATATGCGTCACTCTGTAATCCATAGACATATTCAGTAGCATCGACACCGCCGCCAACACCGACAGCAATATCTCTAACACCATATGTCTTGGCAGGTACAGAAATACCACTATAGAAAGGAATTGTATTATTGAATGCAGTGCTACCCAGTTGACTCTGGATAAGTCCATTCAGATAACGAATCATTCTAGTGATTGATGCCTTAGCATAATCAGTATTGATTGTATTATCATAATATGCATAGTTACCACCACTGGTAGGACTTGTCAGAGTATTGTCAAGAGACTTGCTCATCCATTCAGTCAATCTAATTAAGATTCTAGACTTAATATTAAATTCAGTATTAGAGAAGAATGTTTCACCAGATACTGCCTGATAAGGATCCAGAGCACCCTTATTCAGTTTTGCACCCCAAAGGTAGAAACCATCATTTCCAGTTCCTGTGTAATCAGTTGCCTGGTTGTTGAGAACGTAAATTTGTTGACGTAGTGTACTGAATCCAAAACCAAAGCGAGCAGTAGTAAAGATTCTATACCAACCATCACCATAAGGAATTACACCAGTATCCATTGGAGTAACTGTTGCAACTTGGAACGTGAGATTGTTAGTTCCATCTGCTCCACCAAGAACACTACCAGTTACTGTAAAGTTGTCACCAGGTGCATAATTTGAACCAGTGTTTGTAACTGTGATAGTTGCCTGATTGGGTTGATTAGCGTGATCAATAGTGACATTGAATGTTGCACCAGCACCACCATTAGAAACATTAGATGTATTTGCAACACTTGTGTAAGTGCCAGTCATAGCACTTGTAGTGATAATTGAAATAGAACCTAATGTTTCAATATTATTAGCATTTACAATAATATCACCAACATTTCCACCGCCATCAAGGATATTTACAGATCCCTTAGCACCATTATCAAGATCTACATTAAAGAATACTCTCTGAGAATTATTTCCTGTACCAGCATCAAGTCCAACTTCATATCTGAGATTGGAACGAGTTCCTGCTTTTGCAAAGAAGGACAGAGTAAATGTTTGATCATCGGTAAAGGAACCTGTGTCAAACGTTTCAGACCCAGAGTCAAATTTAACACCAGAACTATCAAATGTTTCAAACGATGTTAGATTGTAATCTCTAAATTTAAAGTGTTGACCAGCGGTGGTGTTATCTTTAACATGATCAGCAGTTTGAGTGCCATCAGGAGCAAGAATCGCATTCGCAGCATAAGTCGTATTGCTACTAGACCAGTTAGTGCTGAAATCTTCTGGATTTGTCCAGAGGTTTGTACCAGCAATTTGACCTTCAATCAGACCAGTAATACCAGCAGCGGTAGTTTTAGTTCTGACATTACCAGGTTCTGTATACCAATCATATGCACTTCCAACACCACTGGTAGCAATAGTTGCTGTAGCACCAGAAGTTTGACCAGTCAGAGTTTCTGCAGCAGACCAAGTTGTACTTGTAAAGTATGGTCCGATAATCAAAATAGAATCATCTTCCAACCATTCATTAACGAGAGCATATCCACCACCACTAGAAACAACGGTCTCTCCAACGGAGAAGTCACCAGTCACACTGGTTAATGTAATGTTGCGTGCGTCTTCTTTCTTATAGAAGTCGGTTGTCATTATGTCATGAACAATATTGGTGGTGAGTTCATCAACAAAGTCGTTATAAACCCAAGATCCAGCACCAAACTGAACATTAATTTCAGAATTAAGTTCTGCTCTATAGTAATGCTCATTGAACAGAATTTGCTTACCAGCAGATCTTGCGGGTGTGCCACCAGGAGCAAGGATTCCAATGACAATATCAACCAGAGTACGAAGACGATAGATTACTGCATTGATATCGGATGGAGATTCGCTATCGCGATATGCAGTTCCAGTCTTAGGAGTGCCACCAGCGTTATTTCCAACACCTGCATATTGAGCAGCATATTGACTACCAGTTACAGAATCTCCGTTGTTATACAGAAGATTATTCAATGCTTTTTCGCCAAGTTGCTTAAGTTGCTCGATTGCATAAACTGTTGCCAACAATTCGCCTTCAACACTAGTGATTCTTTGATTACCATCAAGATAAAGTTCAGCAGCACGAATTGTGCTATTAGTTCCACCAGTTTGCAGGTCAGAAATGATACTAATAAGAATCAGTTTAAGATCTCTCTGACAGGTAACTTCGCCACTAGATCCAGGATATTGGAATGCATTGTAAGTAACATTGTTCAGAGTATAAGTAAACTCTGCTGTTGTGAGACCCGTTGCTTCTTCAGCAATGTATTGCCTATTGAAGTAAAGTCTATCTGCACCGATTTGATAATCAGCACCTTTAGGTGCGATAATCTCATTTAAAGTAGAAATTAATGTATCGATTGCAGTCTTGACATTTGCACATCCACCACCATCTTGAGTAATACCCCAATCACCAGTAATAATTTTATCAGTATTAGTGCTATCAAGATCACCAGTAATTGCCTGCTTCATGTAGAAACCAAGTCTCTCATGAGCATATTCCGATTGCCATACTTGCAGGCGAATATGAATCAATTCATCATTAGCACCAAGATATTGTCTTGCTACATTTGCTGTATGGAAATTACCACCATCTTCAACGTCCTTAACAAGTTCATTAAGAAGCAAACTAAGGTCAGTTTGACATCTCAATGTTCCAGCAGTGCTAGATCCATTTTGGTTTCTTGGCATATCTTCTGCAAGATCAGGATATCTTTGCAGTAAGTCGAACGATGCCTTATCTACAATAGCACCAGCATTCAATCTAATTAAGTTAGCAGCATCACGGAATCTATACTGAGTATCTGCATCAATTTGATTTGTATAGAAGATATTATTTGCAGCATCAACGTAATCAATTGAAAGATCAACATCGCTAAATGCATCAACTGTTGCACCAGCAAATTCAAACGCAGGGTCTACCTTAGTTACGCTAGCAAGATGATCAACTGGTACTGGGAGATTTGCATTACTGAGTGTATCAATAATGATATCCATCAAGTTACCGATGGTTGTATAAACATCAGAACAATCACCAGAATCAAAGTTTGATACAGAAACAGAGTTGCTAGCAGCAGAAACAAAGGTGTGAGTGTATCTTTGTCTGACAGGAGATGCTCCAACATTAACTGTAAATGTGTTGGTATCTGCAGCAGTAATTTCAAGTAAGGAATTCAGATTTGCAGAATCGGGATCAGGATATGCTTCCTGACTCTGATTACCATCTAATGTACATGTAAATGTCAGTGAATTGGGAGCAATATAAATTTCATCACCCGCACGAATGACTCCGTTAGATGTTGCACTTACGAATGTATGAGTATAATTACCACCAGTTGTGATTGCGTTCGTTGCAGAAGAAACAAATGTATGAGTGTACTGAGTTGCAGTGACCACTGCACCTGATGTAGCGGATACGAAAGTATGTGTTGTCGTATTGCTAGAAGTACCAACATTAAGTGTAACTGCACCAGTTTGTTTGATCAACGCACCAGCAGTTGCTTGTACAAATGTATGACTTGTAGTATTGGTAGAAGGACCAACCTGAATAGTAAATGTGTTGGAGTCAACAACTGTTACATCAATCCACTTTCCGCTGATAGGATCAGTAGTTCTAGGATAAGTCTTCTGAGAAGCATTATTATCTTGAGCGCAAGTGTATGTCAGAGAATTGTCTGCAATCTGAACTCTATTACCAGTAGAAAGTCCATGAGATGCCGAAGTAATGGTGATAACACCAGTGCTAGGCACATAAACTGCGTTGGTAATGTTTGCAGTGGAAGTTCCAACTGCGCTAATAGTCAGTTCGGAATCATATGCACGATCTCTCTTGACCTTAATGCCGTTAGAAGTTGCTGATACAAATGTATGAGCGTATTGATCTCCTTGTGCAGAAGCACCAACATTAACTGTAAATGTGTCTGTGGTAACTGCAGAGATAACCAAGAAAGTTTCATATGCGGGATCAGGATTTCCGTCCCCTGCAACTGCACGAGGATAAGTCTTTTGAGCACTATTGCTATCCTGCGTACAAGTAAATGTGAAGGAATCATGAACAAACTTAACTTGATCGCCAGTTGATAATCCATGACCAGCAGAAGTAACAACAAACTCACCAGTTGAAGAATTATAAGTTGCATTGGTAGCAGTCTTATTATCCAAGATAGATCTAGGATACAACTTGTTAGTTGCGTTACTATCTTGATCGCATGTGAAAGTAAGAGATTCCTTGCCAAGACGAATCTTATCGTTGACATTCAAACTATGAGTTCCGATCTGAAGAACCATATCACCTGTGGTGGGGTTATAGCTGGTTCCAGTTGTAGGAGTATAAGTTACTCTGTTAGGTCCAACATAGACTGTAACTGTGTTATCCCTCTTAACAATACCATTAGGTACAGCAGACACGAATGTATGTGTATATTGATCTTCTGCCTTAGAGGGACCAACATTAACTGTGAATGTGTTGTTGGTTGCAGCAGTGATCTTCAACCATCTGCCAGCAAAAGGATCTGTGGGACGGGGATATGAATGATTTGTATAGTTATTATCCTTAGAGCAAGAGAATGTTAATGAATTATTTTCAAGTCTAACTTCATCAGAAGTAGTCAATCCATGACCGATAGCAGTGATAACGATCTCACCATTTGCAGGATTGTATGCTGCACTAGAGACTGAAGCATTAACAACCACGCCATCATTATAGATGGGGAGAGGAACGTTATTGTTTGCAGGATCACTGGAACGAGGATATGTGTGATTAGAAGCACCACCATCCTGACTACAAGTAAATGTCAGAGCATCATTGGTAAGTTTGATTGTTTCACCAGATCTTACAATACCATTTGCCTTTGCACTAACAAAGGTATGAGTAGAAGTATCAGAAGAAACACCAACATTAATATCAAAGGTATTGGTTGTGATATTCGTGATTGCAAACCACTTATTAAATGCAGGATCGGGACCAGCATCACCAGCATATTGTCTAGGATAGGTATGATGAGTTGCATTGCTATCTGTAGCACATGTAAACGTCATCGAATTGGGTTCGATGAGAACGCGATCACCAACAAACATTCCATGATTGGGAACTGTGATAGTCATAGCACCCGATGCTGGAGTATAGACCGCATTAGTTGCTGTAAACTTCTGAGAAGTTCTCAAATCATGATCACCGATGGTCATCTTGAGAGCACCAGTTCCAGGATCATAAGTCGCTGCAGTTGGTGTGTAGTTAACTGTAGGCGATGCACCAACGTTAACATCAAATGTATTTGTAGTGACGTTAGAGATAATCATCCAACCCTGACTTGCAGGATCATCTGCTCTAGGATAAGACTGAGAAACTGTATTGCCGTCAGAAGTGCAAGTAAACGTCAGAGAGTTATCAGCAAATTGAATTCTGTCGCCATTTGCAAATCCATGATTATTAATTGTAACTTGCAGAACACCTGTGGTTGCAGTATATGTTGCGTTTGTTGCAGTATGAGTAGTTCTAGCAGTAAGACCATGACTATTTGAAGTCAAGACCATTATGCCAGTCGAAGAATCATAAGTTACATTAGTGGGTGTTAATTGCGTCAGAGAAGCATAATCAGATTCAGTGATAGTAGAATCTGTACTTTGTGTCAAACCATGATCTCCTTGGATATCCCAAAGAAGATTGGTAATAACGAATCGCACAATTTCTTGTGCTTTTTGTAAAGTATAAATCGATTCGGGAATTTCAGATTCAATATGATAAAGAGAGATTGGACTTGTCGCTCTATTAACATAGAGTGCCGCAGCATCCCAAACATGGTTATTACTACCATTACGAAGGTCTTCAACAACTGCTTCTAAGATATCTACAACGTCATCTTCGCAATTTACATCACCTTTAGGAACACTGAAGGATGCAAATCTTGCCTTCATGATATCTACTGCTTCTTTAGCAATAAAGTCTTTATTTGCAAGGATTAAATCAGCAGCATCAATATATCTCTGACTATTGCCAGTAAATCCAGCAGGAGCACCAGTTAAGCGAGATGTTGCAAGAATTGCTTCATTATTGATGTCCTCACCCTTAGTGAAGTTTTCAACGCCAGACCAATCTTCAGTATGAGTCTGACCATAAGATCCATCAAAGTGGACCAGAAGTTTTGCATTAGCATCACCTTGGAATACTCCGTTAAGTGGTGTGAAGTTTGCTGTATAACGAGCATTATTAGAAATTCTAACCTCGTCAACATAACCAGCAAAGTCATTTGATGCATCAAAGTCAGCACCAATTCTGACTGGTTTGGTAGATCCATAGTTACTAGCATCTGTATAAGTGGATCCTTCTTGTGTACCATTCAGGAACAACTTAGTGCTAGTACCGCTTCTGGAGAGGGCAACGTGATACCAAGTTCCAGCAGAGAGATTTGTAGATCCGCTAATTGCAGCACTACCATTATTATAATACTTAAGGTTTGCACCATCAAGATATATTCTAGGTGAAAGTTCAGTTTCTTGAGTTCTGAAATCAAAGATTGCTCTCTCGCCAGCAGAAACTAAGAGAGGGTTGATCCAACATTCAATTGTAAAATCACCAGAAGCAAATCCAAATTCAGTAGATGTAGCAAAACTGATATATTCATCAACAGGAACTGCACCAACGTTTACTGTAATCGTAGTGGCAGTCACTGCAGTAATATTACGGGCAGATCCTGATGCAGGATCAGTAGACCGAGGATATGTTTTATTTGAAGTGTTATTATCCTGAGCACATGTAAATGTCAGGGTATCGTCTGCAATAAGGACTGTATTGGACGTTGTGAGAGTATGAGCACCAATCTCAAGAACCAAGTTACCAGTCTCAGGATCGTATGTAGTGCCTGTAGCAGCAGTAAATGTGCCTGTAGCACCACCACTAGCGGTAATAGAGTCTGCAGTGCCACTTACAAATGTGTGTGTAGCAAGACCAGGTGAAAGTGCTAATGCAGCAGTTCCAAACTTCTTATTATAAGTGTTCAGAGTTGCATTAGTGAAAGTTGCAGAATGATAATCTTGACCATTTGCTTGAGTTCTACCAATCTTACCGACATAGATGATCTTGTCAGCAATATTGTAACCAATAACCTCTGCCTTTGTATCTTGAGTTCTTACAACCTGACCTTTGTTAAACAGACCATTGCCTTTCAGATTCTTTACTGCAAGTTTTCTACTCTTAGCAGTTTCACCAACAGCATAGTCAAGAGTATTACCAATGCCGTAATCCATCTTATAATTACGGATTACTTCATTTTCCGTAAAGGCACCGCTAGCATTATCATATTTGATTACGTTATTACTGATAGGTTCTGTTGATGGGAACTTATCATCAAAATCTGTAGTATTAGTTGGGAAGTCAACAATGTTAACCTGCGACTTGGAAATATCATCCAAAACAACGTTTGGATATGTCTGAGCAGCAATTCTGTTGAACAGAAGACCGAAGAAAGAAGAACCATCAGAAATATCAAATTCTCCAGAAGATTCTGGTAATCCAGTGGTGGGATCAATCTGTGCATTAGGAGCAACATAAGATGCCACAAATGTCACCTCTGCAACAACATCGGACTGAGAACCAATGATAAAGTCATTCTGATTGATTTCAAACAATCCAGGTTTAGACTGATATGTACCAGTTGTCTTACTTAAAAGAAGTCTGGTTGTAACATTAATTTCTGTTCCGTAGAGAGGTGTTCCACTAGATTGAGAATCAGAAACTGTACCATTATTCAAACCAGTTGCTCTAGTTACTGTCAAAGTAGTAGAATCAGAATTATCTGTAATTGTATCTACACGGAACAATTCGGAACCAAACTGATAGATCTTAGTTGGAACAAGATTTCCAGCAGGTACAGGTGCTGCTGGTGCATTAGGATCTGCATTATATGCAATGACTTCAATTGTGCTAGTTGTTGCACCGATAGAGAATCTTAATTCGGCAAGAGGTGTTTCAGCACCTGCTGCAAGGTTGATTTCTTCAACTCTTGCAGTTTTACCAGCAAGATTTCGTACTTCTTCACCAAAAGCATATAGACCATCGCTTTCTACTGCTGTTGCTGTAGCAAAGTTAGCATTGAATCCTGTAGCACCAACTGTTACAAATTCACCGCCGATGAATGAAACTAAGTTACCAGCAACAACCTCGGTGAGGAAACCAAATACATTATTACCTACAACTTTAGTTACGGTCAATCTAGCATTAGAATCAGAACCAACCATAACATCACCAATATTAGGGAAGATACCACTAATGTTAGTAAATGTAAGTTCAATGACATCTTTCAGATTAATTGTAGTTTCTACATATTGAACTTGAGCGTCAGGTTGAGGAGGTTCTGCAAAAACAATAGAATCTTGCTCAATAGTAAAAGAAGTTCCAGGGTTCTGAACAACACCATTGAGAACAATCATCAACTGATTAGCATTTGCCTGAACAGGGGTATTATTAACCTTAAGGGTAAATGCTCTCTTTACGCCATCAAATTGATCAGAAATATCATCAATCTGGTTAGTAAATGAAGTCAGAATATTCTCTGAAGATGTCAGTCTCTTTTGTCTGAAGAGAATTTCAGTATTATTAAATTCAGAATAAATTGGTTGAACCAGAGCAAAACTTTGAATATTAGGGACAATTGCTTCTCTTGCAAGTTCAACAGACTTAGTAATTTGGAAAGTAGTCTCTTTGTTAGGAATAGAACCATATTCATCAAGATTCAGTTCACCAAATACCTTGAATGAAGCAGGGTGAACATTCTTAAGGAGAATGTCTTTCCAATCATTAATAGAAACTGCAGACTTAACAGCATATGAGAAGTCCTGATAATAATAAGAGTCTTGGATCTTTTGAATAATTTCGGATGGTTTACCAACATCATCAGTAAACTGACCAGAAGTTTTAGTAATAGAACCAATTTCTAGAACACCTTTAGCAACTTTGAGGTCACTGATAACACCAGAAGATTTGGAAATAACACCAGTGATTCTTTCATTCAGAGAGAAAGTACCATCATAATCAACAATCTTCAGGATTCTAGGTCCAACCTGCCAACCATTGTTTGTAGAAACATAACCAGTAGCAACTGCAGTCTCCAGTGAATTGCCTTGATAAACCAATTCACCTTCAAGGAAAGTAGAAGTTTCTACGTTAGCAGTTGCAGCACCACCGAAGGAGGAGGTAAGAACCTGCTGACGACCAACACCTCTACCACTTTCACCATCGACGAATGTAATTGCATCACCGAGAGCAGCGTTAGCAGAACTAATTGCGATCTTTAACTGGTCATCTTCAAGAGAGTTTGCAGATCCAGCAATTGCATAATATGTGGTAGTTCCATTCAGAGTGGTAGCACCAGATGCTTCAGGGAATGCTGTACCATCTCCAGTATCAACAACATTCAAAGTAATCTCTGCCCCATTAGTAATACCATGAGGGAAAGCAAATTGCAACAGACCCAAATCAGTGTTTACAACATAATTGAAAGAAGATTTCAACTGAATAGTAGGTTCTGAAGAATATCCTGATCCAGGATCTTTAACAACGATTTGATTCAGTCTGCCATTTTTAATTTCTGCTGCAGCAATTGCACCAGTACCGCCACCACCAGTGATTACAACTTCAGGTGCTTGAGAATATCCAGATCCAGGATCGGTTACGGTAATACTTGCAAGAATACTGGTAGAAGTTAACTGAGCATTGATTGGGAATGTGATTTCAGGACGTAAGGTATAATCATGAGGATAGTCATAACCGAAGTTGTTATTCTTCAGTCTCTTAATCTTACCAACGCTAGTACCTTTGGTAAATACCGAAGCACCAGTTCCGAAAGGAGGAATGACTACATTAAGATCAGCACCAGAACCAGTATTACCAGGTCCAAGAATACCATCAATCGCTTCAATATCAATAGAGGCAGTTGTATAACCAACACCAAATGAAGTTACTTGTACCTTTTGAATCTGTCCAGGAATGACACTACCACCACTATCAGATCCATCTGCTACTGTAATTTCAACAATACCGCCTTCACCATCACCAGCAATAGGAACACCAGAATATACACCAACTGCATATTCAGTTCCAGGATCATTGATTTCAACTCTTTCAATTTTTCTGTTGGAAACAATGGAGGAAACAACTGGCAATCTAGTGTAGAATCCACCGCTGTTTACTACTCTAATAGAATCAATAGATCCAACAGCATTTGGAGAACTAGTAGAATACTTAGAATTTGCTACTTCTGCAGCACCTTCAGGTTCATTGAGAAGTAAGAATTTAAAAGTATCATCGCCTCTAGTAATTGAACCACCAGATGTTGCAACAATATCAAAAATACCAGTGTAGGGAGAATCAACAACATCGAGATAACTTCCAGGAATAACTGGAGAATCTGCACCAGTTCTTGAAGGATCAAAGTAGTAAGAAATATTTGTAACGATACCTCTGTCTACCTTCAGTTTGACAGAAGGAGTTGGAAGTCCCTGACCTGTTAATCCTGGTGTCCCAACACGCTCAATAGAGTTGAAGGAATATTCCAGTTTGTAGAGATTATCCTTGGAGAACGACAGGTTAGTACCAACCATCGTACCATGACTGACATCAAAGACATATTGATGCCCATAATACATTTTAAGGGTAGGAGACTTAGTGAACAGAGAGACTCCTGCCGAACCAGTGGTTCCCAATGCGGGAAGAGTAGAAGCAGTCGCAGGTAATTTATATGTAAATTCAATTGGACTTACAATTGTATCTACAGGGAAAGAACCATTATATTCGCTAGTTTGACCAGTTGCTTCATTACCATCAATATAAAGCATTTCTCCAGCACGAAGATAATGCTTACTGCCAGTAACAACATATACCTCATCAGTATTAGCAACAGCAGTCACTTTTAAAATCTTAGAAAGATTTGCAACGATAGTAATCTTAGTTACATTAGTAAGATTACTAATGGTCATAATATCTTTAGTTGCGTTAAATGCAACCTGATTATTTGCAAGTGTTACTACAGAACCAACTGCATAGGGAGAACTTCCAGTAATTTCATCAACTCTGATAGAGTAATCATTTGAACTATAATCTTTCCAAAGAGCAAATTGATCGAGGTTATTAGTTCCACCAGATCCAGGAGCAGCATAATCGTCAAGATCAATAGTAAAGTTACCAGGTGTAGTATCTTCTACTTGAGCGAATGTATAGTTGGAAATATCATTTCTAACATTTGGTACAGGACCAACAATTCCAAAACTAGTATTATTAAATTGCTCAAAAGAAAGTTGACCTGTATTTAAATCATCACTCCAAACATTAGAGTTGATAGCAACGTATACATGAGTATCATCATATCTAACAATATAACCAGCATTAACCTGAGCACCAAGATTATTTCTAAGTACGAGATTTAAGTTATTTTCAGCGTTGAAACTTTGATTGATCGTCAGTTTTTGAATATTATCAATCTTCAGTGTATTTGTAACTTTGAAGTAATAACGATCTTTGACTACTGCGGTTGCCTTTAGTTTTTGAGATCCAGGAGAAGGAACTGTAGCAGTTCTGGTACTCCAAGTTCCAGGGACATAAGTCAGATTCTCAGTATCCTGTGCCATAGTAGTTGTGGCATCATTATAATCCAGAGATTGAAGTCCTTGAGCACCAAGAGTGTAATCTGCACTGACTATCGACAAAGCAGTTCCTGTTACAGGAGAAACAGCAGTTCTCTTAATGGATATACCTGTTGTAGAAGCAACACTAGTAAAGTTTCCAATTCTAGCAGCGTCTGAATTTTTATCAGTCTTTAAGATATAACCATTATAGTCAATATAATCGTATTGATTGAGATTAGTTGTAAACCATGCATCATCTACCCAATCAAATGCAAGACCAAATGCTCCTGCAGCAGGATATGCAACAACGTCTCCAGGAACTGTAGGAGTAATCGCTCTGTTCTTAAGTCTTAAATTTTCAACAAAGAACTGACCCTGCTCATTACTTCTGAAGGTTCCTGCACTACCACTTCTACCAGGAATATTACCAATGTAGAGATCCTTACTAGCAAAGGAAGTATTAGTAATTGTGGAAGAGAATACAGAATTGCCATTGACATAAGCAGCAAAGGTATCACCACTCTTTCTTAACGCAATAAATTGCCAAGTATTATCGGCAAACATATTGGAGAGGGAAGATTGTAATGGACTGGAAGAAGAATTGATAGTAGTTGTATTATTGGTTACAACTAGTTCAAGTTTACCAGTTCCAATATCATAGTATAACCAAAGACCACCAGTTGCACCAGAAGCATCACCAATTGCAACTAAGGTATGTTCTGTTTGAGACAGAGTTCCATTACCAGTGTAATTCTTATAGAGCATAAACTCTAATGTCCAATCACCATCAAGTTTAGTTCCCAATTGAGCACCAGTAACTTTTTGATGTGCGTTTACCCAAGTTGCAGTGTTACCAGAGGGATCATATCCATAGATCTTAGCAACATTATCAGCATAAGTTACCGAATTAGTTGTGGTTTGTGTGGTAAGAGTATAGTGACCTGTTGTATCAGTAGTTGAACCAGAATCAAAGGTGTAAATGAATTCATTTCTATTCCAAGACGTTTGTCCAACTGCATAAACATCACCAGATACATCAGTTGCAAGACCATTAACTTGCATACCTTCAATATTACCAGCATAAAAATCATTAGTAGTATGACTCAAAATAGTTCCATCATACTTAATTTTTACTGTATCAATAGTCTTCTGAGAAGTTGTTGTATCAACTCTAGTGAATGCAACATTAAGATCACCAAAGATATCAATAACAGACTTTTGTGCCAGGTTGATTTCTCTACCAGGAGCAATATATCTCTTGTTCCAGAGGAGAGCACCAGCAGAATCAACTTTACCAACCCAGAAACTATCTCTGCGTAAGTCGGACTTAAGACTTAATGTGGAGCAAACATAATATTCGTTAAATTCATCTACAGCAAGAGACGTATCTAAGAAAGAATATCCGTTATTACTAAATTCTTTGATAAAGTCAACTGTAATAACACTAGTTCCTAAAGTACACTTACCAAAAGCAGCGTTGATTGCAGTAGAGGAATTGGTTGCAGAAGTCTCCATTGTAAAGTAAATGGAGTTATCTTCAGCAAGAACCATGGAAGTAATCTTCTCGGAAAGATTCTGAGAGGAAATCTTTCTCTTGATAGCAAAATTACCACTAGTATCAATGCTTGCAATGAAAGCATCGTAAGGATTGGATGAGTTGGTATTTGTAAAACCACCAATAATGAATCTGGTATCAGAATACTTAATGATACTAGTTACTTCATCGGCACGAGTAGAACCAGAGATACCAGCATATCCTTTTTGGAATCCAAGAGTTGCACTCAACCCGTTTGCTGCTTCAACATACTTACACAGAATAATATCTGGATTATAAGCAGCAACCGCAGATTGGTTGGGTTTATTGATACCAACTACCCAGATGTTTGTGCCATCTGCATAAATTCTCTGGAATTCTGCAAAATCTTCTCCATCATCACTCTCAAGAGTCTTTTCCCATTCTTTAGATCCAGTTGCAGAAATTTTAGCAATAAATGCAACATCTTTATTACCTGCAGCATTCTTTGTAGTACCACAAACATATGCAGACTTATTAGGAAGTAATTGAACATCATTGACTTTTACGTTGTCATTATTGTTCAATGCAGAAACATAATAATCTGCTTTTTTAAAGACCTGAGGATGAGAAAGAATTACTCGGGGATTCTTTGTATATCCAGAACCAGAATTGACAATATCAACTCTCTCAATAGCACCAACACTATTAACAACAGCAGAAAGTGCTCCCGAATTTCCATCGCCATCAATGATTAATGTAGGAGGAATGTCAGAATTGTATCCAGATCCAGTTTGAGTGATAACAATTTCTTCAATACCCTTATACTGCCTAACAACATATTGTTTGTTAGTATTATTCATTGTGGGCGTGTAGTCAACAAAAATTCTGTTGCCCACAGACATATTATGTGGATTTGTTGTCGTAATGGTTCCGTAACTTACACCACTTTCATTAAGAAAATTATAAGTGGAAATAGGTTCACCAGTAATTCTAGAAATTCTAGCAGATACACCTAAACCATCAGTATCAGTATTATCAAATACTAATCTATCATCTACCTGATAGTTTTTGCCTGGGTTTTCAATAGAAAACCCTGTTACAGAAGCATCCTCAAATTTAGTGATAGTTTCAACTTCAATATCGACCTTAGAGTCAAATTTAACAGCAGGGAAATAATCAAACAATTGTAAGGGCGATTCTTCCAAAACAGAGTCGGGATCAGCAGTTTCATCTGCAGTGATTACGCCATCTCGGTTTTCATCTTCCACTTCAAACAATAATAATGAACCATCTTCCAGAGTCAACTGATTGGTAGATGCATTAGGTGTTCTCTCAACATCAATATCAACGTTCTCGTATGGATCGCGATATCTTACAACACCAGTAGGAATATTTTGCTGAACAGCATCTGAGACCAAATTCCAAGAATCTACAACCGAATTGAACGTAGGTCCAAGAACATATGGGAATACAGGTACACCAGCATCACTATTATCGATAGTGACAAAATAACAATATCTGCCTTCAGGATATTCTGGAGTTTTACAGAAACGTCCGTTATATTGATCCAGTTCACCTAAGTTGAAGATATACTCATAGTCTTCAACAAACGTACCTGCAGGTTCATCGCTCAAAGCAGGACCATCGGTTCTTTGAGGAGAAATATTAGTATTCTCATCAAAGATTAAGGATGGTTTTACTCTATAAGAAGAACCAAGTCTTACAATACTGGACTGCTGATCGGTGGGATCTTGATATGCATAAGGTCCGTAAATTGGATTACCATCAAACGCCCAACCAATAATGGGAGAGTGAACTGCATGATCGGTAATTTCTTGAAGTGTTCCATCACCAAGAGTTTCTACACCATCACCCAATACTTCTCTGAGTTTCTTTGGAGTAGAAAGATGGGCATATTCACCACCATATTGATTATTAAATCCTTCAAATACACCACCTTGAGCAGCATCAAAAGTTGTAGAATTTTGAAGGTTGTAAGTCCACTGGAATACATTTGAAGTGAACAATGCACCTTCACCAACAGAATTGAGATTGATTAAGGTAGTTCCTTGTACATAACCAATACCTCTGTTGATAATGTCAATACTAGTAACCCTACCAGCATTTTCACCATCGGTATCAATATTTGCTTTTGCTACTGCACCAAAACCAACACCTTGAATAGTAACTTCAGGTGCTGTGGTATATCCAGAACCAGCAGCGATAATAGCAATAGAAATAATTCGACCATTATTGACAATTGGTTGAGCAACAGCACCACTACCAGAACTGAGAGTTACACTTGGTTTAGAAGTATATGATGCACCACCATTGGTGACATTGATTGATTGAATAGGACCTCTAACTGCTGCTGTAGCAGTTGCTCCCGCTCCTCCACCACCAACAATGGAGATTTGAGGTTGAGATGTATATCCAGTACCACCCTCATTGATAAGAATTCTAGAAACTGCACCCTTAGTGATAATTGCAGTAGCAGATGCGCCAGTTCCACCACCACCAACAATAGCGACTAATGGAGAAGAAGTATAACCACTACCACCTGCGGTAACATCAATACTATCCAGAGAACCATTAACTACAACCTCTGCTGTAGCACCAGATCCAGCACCACCAGAAATAGTTGCGGTTGGTGGAGATGCAGCATCATAGTTACTACCAACATTGTCAATAGTGATGCTAGTAACAGAACCAAAAGTTTTGGTAATAGAGGATTTGTACGACCAAATTGAAACACCATTGACCCATGTACCAATAGGACCAGGGTTAATAGTATTCTTAGATGAAATTGTAGTCGATACTCTAGGGAATCTATTTAATTTACGTTGGTTGCCAGGTAGAAGTGCAGATCCAGGGAAGGGTCCAATCTTATAGTTGGGAATACCTGTTGATGCAACATAAACGTAATCATCATTGAAGAAAGTATTTTGAATATTAGTCGTATATGGACTAATAGCGTTAAATACAGCAGAATTGTCAGACTTACCTTTGTTAAGGTCAATAGAAACTAGAATATTACCCTGTGGAGCAACAGCAGGGGGTTGAGGCAATTCGTATTTAAATACTGTAGGACTAGTTCTGTTCTTAACTAAGAATGTTCCATTGTAAATGATTGGATTTGCACCATAAATTGAAATCTGGTCACCAACCAACAAACCATGATTATTTGAGCAAGTAACTTCTGCAATATTACCATCAAAAGTAATAGAAGTAACTTCAATTAATTTTTTAACGTTGTATAACCAAGTCGAAAGATCAGCAGTATTACCAGTACCACCTAACTTAGAAATTGATAATTTATCGCCAGGAAGATAGTATGATCCAGTATCAGTAAGAGTCGTTTGTTCGGCATCAACGATACCAACAACTCTCATGAGAACTTCTCTATCAGTTCCTTTATTGATGTAGACACTAAAGTTTGAAGTTACCTCTGTAGCAGAGTCCCAAACTTGAGCAGGTCCACTAACAGTAGCACCACGAGTACATTCAATAAACTGGTTTAGGGATTTTTCTTTATATTGTACAACTTCAGTTCCACCAATCAAGAATTGTCCGTTTCTTTCTGGCCAACCAATTGTAGAGTCTACAGTGATAATACTATCAGTGGTAGAAAGAGGTTCTGCTAACTTTGTTTTATAAGGAACTACAAATTTACCCTGAATAGTTTCTTCGGAGAGAACCAATTCATAAATTTCAGTTTCAGATGTTCTAATAGCAATATAATTTTCTACCAGAGCACTTGCCGCTAAAATATTAGGATCTGCAATATCAGCATCTTGCTGTAGTAAACCATCTCTAATATTGATAGGATCACCAGATACTAAAACTGCTCTTAAAACAGTATCAATTGACCATGTAGATGCAGATGGTTTGATAATCTGATCTTTGGGGTAAGTTACGCTAACTTCTTCACCATAGAGGAGTTTGAACAGATATGAAATACTGAAAGAAGTACCTTTAGAAGTATAGAAATCTCTTACACTTTTAATTGCATTTCTAACATCAATCTTAGTATAGTCAAGTTCAGGAACGTCGGGAAGGAATTGTTCCGTATACTTATCAAGAAGTCGTTTAATAAAGAGAGCGTCTAGACATTTAACAGGAGTATCTGCAGTTGCTGCCGCTGCAGTTGTATTGTTAGAAAATACTGCGTTACCATCTTCAGTATACTTAACAATACCACTAGCAGCTCTAGCACAACCCTCGAAAGATGCCTTTGAGTATCCGCTACCTTGCTTATTAATTTTATAACCAGTTACTTCATTCAGACCAATATCTACAGACGCTCTAGCATTAGGAGGTTCTTGAATAAAAATTTCAGGAGGTTCTGCAGCACTATATCCACTACCAAATGCCGATACATTAATATCAGTAATTTTACCATTGAAAATAGAGGCAGTTGCAGTTGCTCCACTTCCACCATTTTGACGATTATCTACAATATAAACAGAAGGGACATCATCGTATCCAGATCCTCCATCAAGAAGATCAATACCAACAACACGTCCATCTCCATCAACGCGAGTTTGAAGAACTTGAGCGCCAACAGGATCGATAATAGCAATTCTAGGAGTAGTTTCGTATCCTTGACCTCTATTAAGAATATTGATAGAGGTAACTACACCATTAGTAAGAACTGCTTGGAATGATGCCTTAATGGAGTTATCTCCAGTGGGTTCGTCAACATAAATTGCAGGAGGTGTGGTATATCCAGATCCACCATCAACAATAGGAACAACGCCTGTAACTTGACCGCCACCAATAGTCAGAGTTCCTAATTTTGCTCCACCAGGTTGTTTGAACGTGACTCTAGGAGTAAAAGTATATCCACTACCAGAACTAACAACCTCCAGTGAAGATACAGAACCATTCGTGACAGTTGCTTTTAATTGTGCAGGAACAGATCCTGCCTTTGTAGGAACCTCTACGATAACCGCAGGTGGGTTTGTATCGCTATACCCTTTACCACCATGCAGAAGGGTAGAACTTTTAACTCCATTAACCAGAGTTGCTGCCGAAGCACCAAATCCCGACTCAGAGTTAATAGTTACCTTAGGAGGATACTCAAATCTATAATTTGATCCACTAACACTAGTAGAAATAGAAGTTAAATTACCATCATCATTTACACGAGCAAAACCAACTGCATTTGCACCAAAAGAAGGAATAGGTGCTTCAATTGAGAATAATGCGAGTTTTCGTCCATTTAGAGGAGCAGTTTCAAAAATGAAATAATCTCTATCAATATAAAAATCTTGTTTAGGGATCAACAATTGATTATCATAGATTGCAATGAGAAACTCATCTACAATGGGTTCATAAGGAATACCCGATCTTGTCATTTTGAAAGAAGTTTTACCTTCTCCAAAAGAACCAGAAATATCATCAATCTCAAGGATATTATTTTCAATAAAACCACCAAGATAGAAGATATAAGTTAAATCACTAGAGTCTGCAGGAATTCTAGTTCTAGGAGCAGTTGTAAATACAATATTAGTTCCACTAACAGTATAATCAACTCCAGGAATTAAAATCTGTCCATAAAGACTGACAACTAAATGCTGAGGTGTTGGTGGTGCTGCAGGATTACCAGCAGTTCTTAATGGAAAGATCCTAGTTGTTCCATCATACGAATCAATTTGACTCTCAGCAATAGTCCACTTTAATTTTACTTGCTCATAGGAAATACCAGGACTGAGAGCAATGTTTGGTGCTGATTTTGTACTTTCATAATAAATTACTTCATCACCAATTAAAATAGAACCATTTTTTTCTACAAACTGATCAACACTCTCTACAACAATAGATGTTGAAGTTGTAGTAATAGGTTCTACAATTTGCGTACCCCCGTCCAAGATACCGATATCAAGTTTGTCAATATCAAGATATTGAATGAATTCATTAACAATATTTTGTCCCAAGCCCGTTTTTTCTTGAGACCTATAGTAATACTCAATAAACTTATTGAAAAGTGGATAGTCTGATCTAATAAAATCGGGACTAATAGCGTTGACCGATTGCGAGACCTTATTGACGTTACTCATCTATTTAAAAACAGCTTGATGTGTTGAGGGAGCCAGCATTATCTATGTTTGGAATTTCGATCGTAACGGGGGGTTGATCGAACTCAGTTGGCGTCAAACTATTTAGTGGTATACTGGGAGGTGGAGTAGTACCAATTGGGGCAACTGTAACTTCAGGGACGACAACATTTAAAATAGTTCCAGGTGTTGTCGCAGGAATTGTTGCATTGTTTGACGGAATAGTAACAACTGGCAGTTGTAAATCTGCAGGAAGAAGATCTTCATTGGTAATACTACCAACACCTGTTACAGTATCAGTGATAGTGATGATAGTATTGTCTGGAATATTACTACCTGTACCGATAATATTAACAGGACCAAAGCAAATACGACCAGTATTATAATCAACAGTTCCTGCCGCATTATTGGTATAGACTTTCTTAATACCAGTGTTGTAGAACATTCTCAGGTTGCCAAATCCATCATCTTCAAATTGCTGGTTGATTCCAGGTCGATCGTAAGTTCTGAAAGTTCCAGATAAGATAACAGGTTCTTTTTTACATTGATTGGCACTACCATCACTACCATCACCATCATTATTACTGGGATTACTATCGTATAAACCAGAACCAATGGAAACACAATATGTGTTAGTTTGATTAGAAATAGGTGTAATGTATTTGAGAAGTGATGTCTGCACAGAAACGTCACTAACACATTTGTTTGCAAGTGCAATTGCTTTCTGATAACTATTCAATCTAAACGTAGAATTGAAGTTATTAATCTGAGTTTGTCCTGCCCAATCAACAATAGAATTTTGAATGTCGGTTTTAATTGCAGAGGAATTAGATCCGCAACCAGTATCGTACTGAGCAAAGACTTTTGTATTGATGTATAGACTATCTGGATCAACTACAACAGGGTCGATAGACGCCATTGCATATTTTCTTAAAAGATTCTGAACTTCTTTTTTAGTAGCAGCGTTAAGTTCAGAACCAGTTTTTGTTAGGATTGCAATATAGACTTTTCCGTAGATAGGAGGGTTTAAAATATCTCCACCATATGCAACAACTGCCTGAGCATTCTCATATAGTTTTTTTGTCAAGACAGCATAGTCTTGAGCAGTAACTGCTCTGTTTTGGGAAGAAAGATATCTAGGAGCATTATATTTAATAGATTCGATAGTTTCAGCAGCTTCACCTTGCTGAGAGTTATCAATAGTATCTAAAATTACTGTAGAAGCACTATAGGTTGCTGAATTACTATCAGTTAGTCTACCAACAAAACTAAAGTTCTTGACCTGATTTGCTTCCGCTCCAGAAGTTACCAAATACTCAAGATCAATAACCTCGCCGTCTTTTAATGCTCTACCGATACTATCATCACCAAATCTAATTTCATATCTCATGTCCTCACCTTCGTGCATAAAGTACACACGAGTAGTGGAAGTTACCGATGTAATATTATCAGTTATATTGTAAAGATCAGAGGCAGTAGATGATTCATTAGGTCTGACTCTGACAACTAAAGTAGATGTATCAACGTTTCCAGAAGGAATTGCATAAACCTGTTTTGCAAACGTATTAACAATGTAAGAATAATTTAAGATATTACCTTCATAGATAAGCATCTTATCAAAAACTGCTTGACCTGTTGTTAAATCAACATTTGTCGTTCTATCGCTTAAAATATTCCAAATATAATTACCACCAGTTGCAACAGGTCCTTTTTTCAAAGTTATTGAACTAGGATAAACTCCATTAATTGCAGTAGTCTGTATGGTTAACTTAATACATGCTTTTGCCGCTGTAATAGAGTTAGGAGTATAATTCATCAACTTAGCAATGTTGACGACGTTATCCCTAATTGTTGAAGATGGCAAAAATGCCTCATTCATTGCCATATTAGCATTGAACGAGGTGTAGTAAGTATTATATGCTAAAAGATCAATAATATAAGACAACGAAGAACCATCAAAATCATAATCCGTGAACTCTTCTCTAGTTCTCAGATAGGATTTGATAGAGGCTTTAATATCCTCAAAATCTAAAGCAGTTAGGTTATTCGGTTGCATTATTCAGGTCTCTGTAAAACAAACTCGATTGTTTCAACAATGGGTAACCCAACAATTCGGTACTCAACATAGACATTCAACTTATTACCTGCAAAAACAGGAGTTGCCTGAACATTTACGAGTTGCACCCTGGGTTCATACTGATTAATGGTATTTATGATCTCATCCCTAACTGTATCTGCGGTAAACGCATCTAGGGGTTCAAAAAGCAATTGTCTAACCCTAGAACCAATGTTAGGTTGAAAGGGTTTCTCTCCAGGAGCAGTTAATACTAAATTTTTAATCGATTGCTTGATAGCATTGTCGTTTTGCACAGCAGAAACATCTTTAGTAAATGGATTCAAGAGCAAATTGATCGATAAATCTTTAAAAGATCTCGATTTCTTAAATTCTCTACCAGTGACTTGTTTTAACGCCATTTACTCAGTGGTTTATTTTTGCTGGTTTTATTTTTTTGGTGCAAATTGAGATAATAATCGGATTTTGGATCAGTAATTAGTACATGAGTACCATGATCTTGCTTCATCATCTCAACATTATGATCTGGGACGTGATTTAACCCCATAAAATCCTCCAAACAAAGTTCGTAGAACTTTTTATGGGGTTCTATCCCAATAATATTTATCGACCTTGACCGCGATAACGCTTTTTAGCATTATTTCGACTGGTTGCAGCATATTTTGTATGCTGACCTCCACCTTGACGAGTCTTTTTCGGGGTGGTCTCGATCATATTGCCGCCAGAGAGCGACTTTTTCATTTTTGCCATAATTTTAAGCTCCTACAAATACGTTTGGACTGCTACCTGCAACTTTGGACAAACAACCATATGGTCCTGTTCCTGGTGTTACACCAAAAGGATCATTGAATCTACCCAATCTTTTTTTATTTACGAAGACTGTAGCAGTGGTAGCAACTAGTTTCCTAGGATGTCCTGCAGCAGTCTCTCGTGCCCCTCCAAGGTCTGTCAACCACCATGCTGGGGTAGACAATGTAGTTAGGCATTTATAACCTGTAGAGGTCGTTACATGCAATGTGGGGGTTGGGTGTGGGGTTAATTCGTCTTGGTCCACAATGGGCACCTTTTTATTAATTAGCACATTTGTCACTGCTGGTCCAGCAGGGAGTTGTGCAACTGGTGGCCAAAGTGTTACTGGTTCTTGAGTTGCTATGGGAACTTGTCCCATATCAGGTCTCATTGGGGGGTGTGGACATGGAGAAAGCATACCTCCTACATGTCCTGGGTGTGCAGTAGATCCCGAACCTTTTCCGTGACCACTACAGGTCCCCATATACAATGCTGCTCCTAGTCCTGATGGCATGATTAATTAGCAAATCCTGGGTCGTATGGGTTTCCGTATGCTTTAGTAGCTTCCGATACTCGATCAATACTCCTAGTGAAATTATTGAAAATAGTAATTTCACCTTGTGCAGTCCATTCCTGACATCCTGGTCCTAATAAAGGAGACATACTATAAAGATATGAAATAGTAGTCGAGTTTCCTTGATCATCAGTAGTCGTTTCGTCTGCTCTGGTAGATGATCCTGGTACATTGCATGTAAAATGCGATTTACCAATATCAACGGGAGTGCATGTTAAAGATACTTGAATTGACGTTTGACGGGTAGTATCTGGGCGATACTGCTTCATAAGATATTTAGTGTATTCGGAAGCATATGGCAATTGTGTCAAACTTCCTTGTACAGTTTCAACTAAATTTTCTTGATACCGCTCTTTCCGTGGAATTACGTCTTGAATTAGTGCTTCAAACGTTGCATCGCGCCTAGGTTGGTCTGCTGCTTTCTCATCACGATAGATATTTTTCAATTCTTCAGTGATAGGAGTCTGATTTAAGTGATCTACGTTGTATTTTGACGTATATTCTTGCTTCAGAGGTTCAATATCCTCTCTCCTATACAATTCTTGTGCAAATTCTTGCTCTCGAACGCGATTGATATCGGGTCTAACCTCATAACGAGGTATTCTTTCAGTTTCTTCGATTACTTTTTTGCGTGCATTGTACAATTCTTCAATTTCTTGAATGGCATCACTTGCAATTGGCGATTTTTCTACCCCATTTTCTACTGTATTAGGCAAAGTTGTTAAAAGATCCTTAAAATCTTGCAAAGTTTGCGTAGAATATCCCTCATGTTCCTTCTCTGTTGGGATATCTCGGTAAATATTCTCTACAAATAGTCTAGGACGATTGTTGACACCAGCATCTTCATCAAATCCACCATCATATCCCGCACCAGCATCAGTAATTTGCACTGCAGTGAGCACTCCATTACTAAAAGTACCCTTTACTTTAGCAGGAATTCCATTTTCTGACGCAGGTTGTGTAATATTTAACACAGGTTCCGTGCCAGTTTGATTCCAACCACTACCACCATCGACAATATTGATGCCTGTAACCCGTCCATTTTCAATAATACCCTCTGCTACGGGTTGAATTGCGGTAGTTAGTGTGTCAATTGCTTCTTTATCAAGGTCAGCAGTGAGAAATTGCACGCTTTTTTCCAAAAATTCATACAAACCGATCAAACATGCGCGGTCTGGAATGCCATGTCCCGCGACAGCAGTAATTTGATGCTGTCTACTAGAGGTATATTGCGTGTCTTTTGTAAATGCACTACCAGATCCGTCCAAATATAAGACATGATAACTAAAATTTGAGTAATCAGTGTGGAAAGTGCGTGTAATAGTATGACCATTGATGGTATCACCTGGTCTCAATAGGTTAAAACTAGTAGATCCTGAAGGAAT